CTCGCGCGTGCGCGCCGCAGAATTTCGACGCCATTTTGTAGGTGTTTATGGCAAGCCGAGGCCGCAAGCCCATCCCCACGGCCGTAAAAATACTGGAGGGAACCACCCGAGGAACCCCCAAGCGGGAGCCGTCTTGCCCGCCTGGCGTACCGCCCATGCCGGCCCGGCTAAAAGCCGAACCGCTGGCTGTGGCCAAGTGGAAGGAACTGGCCAATACGCTGCACAGCATGGGCGTGCTGACCACCGGCGACGGCGAAGCACTGGCCACGCTGTGCGAAGTGTTCGCAGCGGCGCAAGCTTGCGTGCTGGAACTGCGGGCAAGCGGTCCCACCATCAAAACCGACTTGGGCGGCGTGAAACCCAACCCAGCGGGAAGCCTGTACCGTGGTCTGGTTGTGCTGCAGGCTAGCCTGATGGGTGAGTTTGGATTGACTCCCAGCAGCCGGGTGAGACTTGGCACCAAGGCCGAAGCGCCGAAAGACGAACTCGAAGCGTTTTTTGCAGCCGAAGGTGCGTAAGCTGTCGCCGGAAGGCGAAGCAAAGTACCAGCGAGTGGTGCGATTCTTTGAAGGCGTGTTGCGCCACTCCAAAGGCCAGCAGGCCGGCGCCCATTTCACGCTGCTGCCGTGGCAGCACGACGTGTTTCGTGAGTTGTTTGGTCGGCTGAAACCTGACGGCACACGGCAGCACCGAGTGGGCTACATCGAAGTTCCAAAGAAAAACGGCAAGTCCACGCTGTTGGCCGGCATCGCCCTGTATATGCTGGTGGCCGATGGCGAGCCCGGCGCCGAAATCTACGGTGCGGCCTGCGACCGGGAGCAAGCGGGCATCATCTACCGGGAAGCCGCAACGATGGTGCGGGCATCTCCTGCACTGTCAAAAGTGCTCGAAGTGGTGGACAGCAGGCGAACCATCCTGCACCGGGCCAGCAATTCGTTCTATCGGGTGTTGTCCGCCGACGCATTCCGTGCCGAGGGATTGAACATCCATGCCCTGCTGTTCGATGAACTGCACGCCCAGCGGGATCGCCGGTTGTGGGACGCCCTCCGCTACGGCGGTGCCGCCCGACGCCAACCGCTGCTGTTGTCGATCACCACGGCCGGCGAACTGGACCGCAAGGCACTGTGGTGGGAGCAGCGAACCTACGCCGAGCGGTGCAAGGCAGACCCGACGTTAGACCCGGCGTTTTTCGGGTGCGTGTTCAAGGCCGACGAGGCGGATGACCCGTTTGCGGAATCCACCTGGCGAAAGGCCAACCCGTCGTTGGGCCACACAATCACGCTGGAGTCCTTTGCGGCCGATGCTCTTGAGGCGAAAAACAGCCCTTCAAAGCTCAATTCTTTCTTGAGATATCGGCTGGACATCGCCACCAGTTCGGACGTGCGGTGGATTCTTCCTGACAAATGGGCGGCGTGCGGCGGGCAGCTGCGTCCGCTCGACGGCCGCCAGGCGTACGTTGGGCTAGACCTGTCGAGCACCACGGACCTGACGTGTGCCGTCTACCTGTTCCCCGATGCCGATGGCACGTTTGACGTGCTGCCGTTCTTCTGGGCCGCCGCCGAGAACGCACAGGCCCGGGCCCACAAGGACAAAGTTCCGTATCTGGATTGGGCGAAGGAACAAACCGAATACGGGCCGCTGCTGCGGCTGACAGATGGCAACGCCACGGATTACGACACCGTGCGGCGGGATCTCAACGAAATCAGCAAGCGTTTCACCATCCGACAGATGGGAATTGACCCGTGGAACGCCCAGCACATATCGCAGCAACTGCAAGGCGATGGGTTTGAAATCGTAGCGTTTAGACAGGGCTTCGGCTCAATGTCGAGCCCGGCCAAGTACCTAGAAACGCTTGTGCTGGGTGGCAAGCTACGGCACGGCAATCATCAGCTGCTGTCGTGGATGGCCAGCAACGTGGCCATTGAGATGAACCACGCCGGCGACATCAAGTTATCCAAGAGCAAAAGCACGGAACGCATCGACGGGATGGTTGCCCTGGTGGAAGCCGTTGGCTTGTGGCAAACGGCCACGGCACCGAAGCCCGAACAAAACTGGGATCTGACGCTCATATGATCGCCCCCGTCGAAACGCCCGAACGCAACTGGTCCATGATTGATCTGCGTGGCGTCGATTCGTGGAGCGATTCGCCCAGCCGCGGCCCGGCCGGCGTGCGTGTGACGCCCGAAACGGCGTTGCAGGTGTCGGCCCTGCGGGCCTGCGTGGCCCTGATCGCCGAAAACGTCGCCACGGTCCCGCTGCACCTGTACCGTCGCCTGCCGCAGGGCGGCAAGGATCGTGCCCGGGATCTGCCGCTGTATCGTCTGCTGAACATGCAGCCCAACGGGTGGCAGACTTCGTTTGAATTTAGGGAAATGCTGACGGCCCACTGCTGCCTGTACGGCAATGCGTTTGCCGAGATCCGCAGCGGCGCCGCCGGTGCCGTCAGCGAACTGTGGCCGTTGCACCCAAGCCGCATGAAAGTGCAGCAGATGGACGATGGTTCCCTTTGCTACTACTACCGCGAAGCCAACGGCATGGAAACCCGTTATCGTCAGGATCAGGTTTTCCACCTGCGGTGGCTGTCGAGCGACGGGGTTACGGGCATGCTGCCAATCACGTTGTGCCGGGACGCCATAGCGTTGGCGCAGGCCCTTGAGGCCCACGGCGGCAGCTACTTCGGCAACGCTTGCCGGCTGGCCGGCGTGATGACCACTGACAATCCGATCCCGACCGAGGCCGCAGAGCGGTTGCGGGAACAGTTTGAAAGGATGCACCGAGGCGCTGACAGGGCCCACCGCACGGCCGTGCTGCCGCAGGGCGTGAAGTTTTCGGAGATGCAGGGCAGCAACGAGGCCAGCCAATTTCTTGAAAGCCGGCAGTATCAGGTAATCGAAATCTGTCGGGCCTACCGGGTTGACCCGTCCTACGTCCAAGACAAAACCAAGGTGGGCTACGCCAGCCAAGAGCAGGCGGCCATCGACTTGGTGCAGCAGACGCTGTTGCCGTGGTTCCGCCGATGGGAATCAGCCATCACCCGTGATCTGGTGCTAGACGATGACACCTACTTTGCCGAATTTGACACCCGTGGCCTGCTGCGGGGCGATCTGGCGGCGCAGTCGAACTGGCTGCAAACCATGCTGAACACAGGCATCTACAGCATCAACGAGTGCCGAGAGGTGCTCAACATGAATCCGATCGGCCCAGACGGCGATCAACGGTACATGCAGATGAACCTGACCACCATGCAGGGTATCGCTGCCGAGGCGTCCGCCGGGAATGCCGGCGAGCCGATGCCGGAAGCCACCACGACGCCCGCGCAGTCCTACACCGATCAGCTGCTGGCCGAGCCGGCCACGCCGGCACCACGGGCCCGCCGCACGCCACGAAAGAAGAAATGACCATGGAACTGGAAAGACGCGCTGTCCCGCTGCCGCTGACGCTTGAAGCCCGTGGCGAGAACGGCACGCCGCACATTGTCGGGTATGCCGCCCGGTACAACGTCCGTTCCACGATGCTGGGGACGTTTCGGGAGCAGATCGCCCCGGGGGCGTTTGACCGTGCGCTTAAAGAGCAGAGGCACCCGGTGGTGGCGCTCTGGAACCACGACCCCAATCAAGTGCTGGGATCAACACGCAGCGGCACCCTGTCGGTCAGCACCGACGAAGAGGGCATGCGGTACAGCGTCGAGGTTCCCGATACGCAGCTGGGCCGGGATTTGTCCACGCTGATTGCCCGGGGCGACGTGTGGGGCAGTTCGTTCGCCTTCGTGATTGCGTCCAAGGACGGCGAGTCGTGGAGCAAGGACGACGACGGCACGGCTTTGCGGACGGTGCACGCCGTCGAAGGTGTTTATGACGTGTCCCCAGTGCTTACGCCGGCGTATGAGCAGGCCACCACCAGCGTGGCGTTCCGTTCCTACGAACGGTTCCTGCAGACGCATCGGCCCACTCTTGTGCTGCCGCATCTGCATCGCAACGCCAAGGTTGAGAAATCCATCCGGCGATTCTTGAGGCAGCATGGCCGCGAAATCGGGTGATCCATGCCCGTCGTGCCGGCAGGCACGGCTGGGCGTGTACGCCGTTTCTGAGCGTGGTGGTGTTTGCACACGGTATCTCCGGTGCAACAAGTGCCGCTGCACGGCCAAGGAAATGGTTCGCAGCATCGACATTCGCCGGCGGTCGCTACCTAATTAGGTAGCTAGTTCGCTCGCGTGTGCTGCAAGGCATACGGCATCGGCTTCTAGGTTGCGGGGAAGTCCCCGACACCGCACACAGGAGCCTATCGCCATGGCCGCTTCCAAGGTCAAGGAACTGCTGGACGAACTCGCCGCCACCCTTGCCGATCTCGGCATGCTTGATGAGCAGGGCGCCGCCGAAGAGGCCGGCGAGAACGTTGACGGTAGTCCTGCCGACCGTGCTGCGGTTGAGGCCGTCGAAGCCCGACAGGCGAAGTATGACGCCCTGCTGGCGAAGGCCGAGAAGATCAAGGCTGCGATTGCCAAGGAAGAGGCGTTCGAGGCCCGCAAGGCCGAACTGACCAAGGTTCTGCACCGTGCGGCCCCGGCCGTCGAAGTTGCGGCCCCGGCGACGGCCGACATTCGTGCCCTCGGATTCCGGGGCAAGCTGCGTGCGTTCAACAACGAGCGTGATGCCTACGTTTCGGGTCAGTGGCTCAAGGCGTACATCGGCAAGGACGAGGCGGCCCGCCGGTGGTGTCAGGATCAGGGGCTTGAAACCCGGGACATGGGCGGCCAGGTGAACAGCCTCGGTGGCGTGCTGGTGCCCGAGGAGTTTTCCAACACCCTGATTCGGTTGGTCGAGCAGTATGGAATCTCGTCTGGCATCGCCCAGAACATTTCGATGTCTTCGGACACCCTTCTGGTGCCCCGGCGTCTGACCGGCGTCACGGGCTACTGGATTGGCGAGAATACGACCATCACG